CAGCTATGGGCGATACTGCACACAAGTTTGTTAAGGGCCTAGAAGCAAGCACAATCACTTTAGATTTTCTAAACGATGATGCTGCTTCAGGTGCTGGTTCAGTACGCGCAACTTTGCAAGCTGCCTGGGGTACAACTGTGCCACTAACGCTAAAGCAAACTAGCGCAGTAGTATCAACCACCAACCCTTTATACAGCACTACAGTTTTGGTAAACAACACCACAGACATTAACGGCGCTGTTGCTGACGAAAGTATGCAAAGTCTTACTTTTACTTGTAATTCACCAATTGTAATCACAACCGCACCATAACAAAAAAGAAAAGGGGCTAACACAATGGCAAAACTCAAAATAACAAGAACAGACGGTACGGTATCTGAGCATCAGATAACGCCAAAAATTGAGTGGGCTTTTGAGATATATGCAAAGGCAGGGTTCCACAAGGTTTTTAGAGATTTAGAGCGCCAGACAGATGTCTACTATTTGGCCTGGGAATGTCTTAAAACGGCTGGAGTCGAAGTGCCTGTTTTTGGAGCGTTGTTTTTAGACACTTTAGCTAAGGTTGAGGTATTGGATGATGACCCTTCGCAATAGTGGGTCGGGGTTCCTTTGGTTATTTGGTCGCACAATTAGCCGTTGAGACAGGAATCCCGCCCCAGTATTTACTAGACCTTGATGTGTATATGTTTAAAAATATGCTCAAGGTTATCAATGATAGAAATAAGGAGGTGCAAAATGCCCAGCGTAGAGCTAAGAGGGTATAGCGACTTGCGAAAAGCTTTAAAACGTTTTGCACCCGATTTAGATAAACAATTAAAAACAGAGTTGGCTGCCGCTTTAAAGCCTGTAGTTACTCAGGCTAGAGGCTTTGTACCGTCTAATAGTGATGTTATGCGAGGCTGGCAGCCGCGCTCTTTTAGTGAGGCTCGTTTTCCATTTTTTGATACGGCAACTATTCAAAAAGGTATTGTGTACAAAACAACACCTAGTAAAGCTAACCGGAATGGTTTTACATCTATGGCAAGAATTATTAACCAATCCGCTGCCGGTGCTATCTATGAGACTGCAGGCCTTATTGGACCTCAGCCGTGGGTTGGGCCAAAAGCAGGCGGGGCAAGTAAGAAAGTGAGCCGTTCAAACTGGAAAGGCGCGGGAGCCCAATTCATAAATAATTTAGGAGATTTGACCCCTAGCCTTAAAGGTAGTGGTCGTTTGATATTTAAAGCTTGGGCTAAGAATCGTGGAGTTGCTGAGGGTGCAGCTATGAAAGCTATAGATAAAACTACCTTGCAATTTGAACAGCGCGCTAAGGGCAATAGATTAAGGAGCGCCGCATAATGGCTTTTCCCGATATTAACATAGGCTCTAAGTTTGATGCCAAAGGATTTAAACAGGCAGAAACAGCAACGGCCAAACTTAATAAAAATGTAAAATCACTTGGCCGTAGTTTAGGTATTGCCTTTAGTGTTGCAGCTATTACTGCTTATGGTAAAGCCGCTAGTAAAGCTGCTTTAGATGATTCTAAAGCCCAGGCCATCCTTGCTAACAATCTAAAAAATGTTGGTTTGGCTTATGCTTCAATACCAGCTGAGCAATTTATTAGCAATATGCAAAAGCAAACCGGCATACTTGATGATTTCCTACGTCCTGCTTATTCCCAATTAGCCCAGGTAACTGGCTCAGTAGCTAAAACACAAGAATTACTAAACCTTGCTTTTGATGCTAGCGCAGGCGCAGGCCTTGATTACGCTAGTACTGTAGATATTCTCTCTCAGGCTTATTTAGGCAATTTTAAAGGTATTAAACAACTTAACTTAGGGCTAACGCAAGCTGAAATAGCAGCTATGTCTTTTGCTGAAATACAGGACAAAATTACGGCAACTTTTCAGGGAGCCGGCCAAGCATCTTTGCGTGGGTTCTCAGGCCAATTATCATTATTAAATGTTGAATTAGCAGACACAAAAGAAACTATTGGTGCAAGTTTAATAAATTTATTGGCATCTTTCTCAGGTGGTAAAGGTATTGGCGGTGCCTCAGCAAGTGTTGAAAAGTTAGCCAGCGGCGTATCTTCAACAGTTAATGGTATTTCAAAACTTACAAGTAACATAAAAATTGCTACACCTGTGTTAGTTGCTGCCGGTATTGCAATTATGGCAGCCTGGTCACCCTGGCTATTAGGCATAGCAGCTGCCGTTGCCATCATAGGTAAAATAGGTAACACGTTATTTAAATCACCTGAAATTAAAACAGGTTATGGTCAACAGAGCCCGGCTGAGCGGGCTAAGGCAGTAGCAGCTGCAAAGATAGCTGCAGATTCAGCTAAGAAACGAGCGGCAGCCGAAAAGGCAGCTGCCAATAGCGCGGCGGCTCAACTTAAAACTAAAAAAGAGCAAGAGAAGCTAGATAAGGCAATAGCTGCAGCTCAATTAGCTTTGAACAAAGGCGCCAATATTTTTGATATTGAGGCTATTCAACTTAATGCAGCGCTTATAGGACAAGCTGAGGCTTTAGGCAAGGCTACTACTGGCTCACAAGTATTAGCTATTGCTAACGATATACAACGCCTTAGGGTAAAACAAGATATAAACGCCCTGGAAGATGCTATAGCCGCAAAAGATACGGTAGCTATAGAAAAGGCCACAGCTAAACTAAACAAAGATTTAGCAATACTAGGCACTTTGCAAAAGCAAGATGCAACATTATTAAGTATAAGTAACATTTTAAATAGTCTTAAACCTAAGGATTTAATTAACCTGGAAAACCTGGCTCAAGCCCAACTTATATTAAACTCTTTGGGCGGTGTCAAAACTAGCCCTCAGGCCTTTATGCCTTCTCCAATTAGCGCTACTGCTCCTAACCTAACTACAGCTGTCGCTGACCTTAGCCTTAATATGCCAGTAGCGGGTAGAGACTTCAACCCTACTCAAAATGCAGACCGTAATTACACCAATAACGTAATTAACGTAACCGCAGGCGTAATTGGTGATGAAAATATAATTGTAGATGCGGTGCAAAACGCTCTTAATGAAATAGCACGTAGAGGCTACCTAACTACCTACGCAGGGGCTATAGCAGTATGACCGTGCCAGTAGTAAACGCTGTTATTAACTTTAGTACTGGCCCTAGCTTTGCTCAGGCTATGATTTTAGATAGCGGCATATTAGACACTAACGTATTAGCGGATACTACCGCGGTAATTGTGGACGTATCTAACGTAGTGGATAACATCCAAACTATTAGAGGCCGTAACGCCCAGGCTGACCAATTTCAAACGGGCACCTTATCCCTTCGTATTGTTGACCAAAACGGCGATTTTAACCCGCAAAACCCTAGCGGGCCGTATTACAACTTACTTACGCCTATGCGTAAAGTGCAGATTACGGCTACATACGGTGCAACTACTTACCCTATCTTTTCAGGCTTTATTACTAGCTATACAACTACTACACCTAAAAACGCTAACGATGTCGTTTATACCACTATTCAAGCGGTAGATGCTTTTAGACTCGCACAAAATGCTCAAATAAGTACGGTTGCTGGCACCTCAGCGGGGCAGCTTAGCGGTGCAAGAATTAACGCTTTGTTAGATGCTATTGACTGGCCCGTATCTATGCGTGACGTAGATGCAGGCTTAACTACTATGCAGGCAGACCCAGGCACAGCCCGGACAAGCCTTGCAGCTATGCAAACTGTAGAGACTAGCGAGTATGGCGCCTTATATGTAGATGCCGCTGGGTCTTTTGTATTTCAAGACCGCAACGTAACGGCTGGCAGTACAGGGGCTACGCCTACGGTATTCAACGATAACGGTACAGATATTGGCTATTTTAATGCGGTGTGGCGCCTTGACGATACCTTAGTTTATAACTCAGCCAGCGTTACCCGTACAGGCGGTACGGCCCAGGTAGCTACTAACCAAGCCAGCATAGATAAGTATTTTGTGCATAGCTACAACCAGCAAAACCTGCTAATGCAAACCGATGCCGTAGCCCTGGATTACGCCCAGGCATACATAGCATCTAGGGCTGAGACCAGCATCCGATGCGATGCTATTCAGCTGGACCTATACACAGATAACTACAATGCGGGCATAATTGCAGCGCTAGGCCTGGACTATTTTGACCCTGTAACTATTACAACTAACCAACCTGGGGGCTCAACCCTTACTAAGACTTTGCAAGTGTTTGGCGTTGCTCAAAGCATCAGTCCAAACAGTTGGAAAACGACACTAACCACGTTAGAGCCGATTATTGACGGCTTTATATTAGACTCATCCATATACGGTTTGCTTGACAGCGGCGTATTAAGTTATTAAGGAGTACGTAAATGGCTAAACAGACCTTTACCACGGGCCAGGTATTGACCGCTGCTCAGATGACATCTTTACAGCAAACGGCTATGGGCGGTGGTTCAACCACAGCTAAAACCGCAAGCTATACGTTAGTAGCAGCCGATGCTGGCACCGTAGTACAAATGAACAGCGCCAGCGCTACTACAATTACTGTAAATACAGGACTTTTTGCAGCGGGCGATAGTGTACAGATTCAAAATATAGGCGCCGGAGTTTGTACAGTCACGGCAGGTACAGCAACAGTTAGCACCGCAGGCTCTTTAGCATTAAGCCAATATGAAGGCGGACAGCTCTATTTTAATTCTGCAAGTGCCGCCATATTCTTTGATTTAGTTCAAGCATCCGCTGCAAGTGGGGCGCTAACCTTGATTAGCACAACAACATTTTCTGCACAAACCTCACAATCTTTTAACAATGTGTTTAGCTCAACTTATGATAATTACAAGATTTTAATGACTACCTACGGCAGCGCAGACCAAAATATGACCTGGAAATTTAGAGCAAGCGGGACAGATAACAGTTCTGCTAATTATTACTATGCAATATGGGGCGCATCTGCTGCAAGTGGGGCCCTGGCTAGTGATAACAACGGTACAGGTGCTACATCTATGATTTTTGCCGGCAATAACAACACGGCTCAAAGGCAATTGATTTCGATGGATGTTATGAGCCCAATGAGCACAAGCTCAACAAAAGGCATTCTTTACAACTTTGTAAGAAGCCGTACCGGCATTTTTGGCGGTAATGGCTGGGGCTTGTTAGATGTTGCTGGCACCGCATTTGACGGTTTTACTATTACACCAAATTCAGGTAATACCACAGGGACAGTCTCAATTTATGGATGGAGCAAATAATGGCAACCATTGGCAACTATGATGCCCTTACAGGGGAAAATCAAATAATAGAGCTTAGCGATGCTGACTTAAAAAAAATTGTAGATGCAGTAACCTCGGAGGATGCTAAGCGAGTTGAGGCAAAAGCAAAAGCAGAGGCAGACAAAGCAGCAATTCTTGCAAAAATTGGTTTAACAGCCGATGAAGTCAAGCTATTACTTAGTTAAATGCAGACTAGCTACAACGGCTGGCCAGCATCTAAAGAGCAGGCAGAAATAGGCGTTAAGGCTTACAAGGTTGAGGGCACAAGCCTTAAAATCCGCTGCGCTGAAAAGGTAGCGCCTTTGCTTATTAACTTTGCTAAAGAGTTTAACGAGCTAATAGAGCCAATAGAGGGAGGCACGTTTGATGATTGGGGCTATGCCTACAGAGACGTAAGAGGTGTGGTAGGCAAACTAAGTAACCACGCTAGCGGCACGGCTATAGACCTTAATGCTAGTAAGCATCCTTTAGGCAAGGTAGGTACGTTTGATGCAGCTAAAGTGCCGATGATTAGAGCTTTAGCTAAAAAGTACGGGCTAACCTGGGGCGGGGATTGGTCTAGAAAAGACGAGATGCACTTCGAAATAAGTATTGGCCCTGCAAAGGTTGCAGAGTTAGTAAATAAATTAGGGCTAGAAAAGAGCAAAAATGAGTGACATACAGCAAGCTAATATACCTGCAAGTACGGTAACCCTTTTGGCCTCAGCTGCAAGAACTACTACAGCGGCAGGTACAGCGGTTACAGGCTTTGCAGCTGCGCGGCAATTAGTTTTACAATTAAATGTAACGGCAGCTAGTGGCACCCTGCCATCTCTTAGCGTAGCTGTGCAAGATACGGTAGACGGTACTAACTACAACACTATCGCGACCTTTGCTACAGCAAGCGGAGTTACAAGAGAAGTAATCCGTCTTACAAGTGCTTTTACAGATAACCTTAGAGTCGTCTACGTAATTGAAGGCACTACACCGTCTTTTACTTTTAACGTTATTACCTGGGCGGATTCAAATTGAGCGCGCAACTGAAGGCAGCGGCCTTATCTTATCTACGTGCGGCTCTATCTTGCGTTGGTGCGCTCTATCTTTCTGGCATTTCAGACCCTAAAGTATTAGCTAATGCTTTTCTAGCTGGACTTATTGGGCCTTTGCTTAAAGCTTTAGCACCTAATGAAAAGCAACTCGGAATAGGCC